AACTTTCTCGCAAATAACCGGGCGGCAGCTCTCTCGCAAGCAGCCCGGCGGGGTTGTGCGGCGGCTCCTCCGCAAGTCACCACGGCGCAGGCGGTGCGGCCTCGCGGGCTCGGTCCTCCTGCTGGCGCTGGTAGTCGCGCACCTGTTCGGGGGTCCACGGTATCGGGCCACCGGGCGGGGGGAATGGCCATGTGTAAGGGTTTACCCTTGGCATTTCTCGGCCTCTTTCAATGCGGCTCTGATCTTTGCCAGCACTTTGTGCACGCGGTGGGCTTTGTAAATTTCATCTTCTGCGGCGTCCTCCACAAATGGCAGGGCGGCATAAAGTGCGTCGATCAATTCCTGCTCAATTTCTTTAGTCATGCGTTCCTCGCTTCTTTGCGTCCCTGCTCGATCAGGTGGCGGGCCTCGGTCTGGTCGTGTGGCTTTTCGGCCTCCAGTAGCGTGCGGATTGCCTGGCTGGCTGCTGCGACCTGTCCGGGCGTGCGGGCGTGCTCGTAGCGGTACCCGGCTGTGATGTATGCGTGTTCGGTGTGTGTCATTGGTTGTTTCCGTAGGTTGTCCAGTGGGTGTAAGCCTTGGCCTCGGTGCCTTCGTGCTTGCATTGGGTACAAAATGCGCTTGTGTATCCGCTGGGCTTGGCTGCTGTCCATTGAGCGGGCTTTCCACATTCGTGGTTATAGGTGCCGGGTTCGGCGTTGGTGCATTTCAGTGCATCGGTTTTTTGTGGGTCCATGGTGTTTTCTCCTGTGTCGGGACAATTCCCGCGACAACCCTCGGTCAAGGGCTGGCGCTGGCGCTGTCAGGCTGCTGCGATTGGGATGACCCGGCGTGCGATACGGTCGGCCTGCTTTGCTTTGGTTCCGTGTGCCCTGAATCCGATAATCTGGCGGCGGTCGGCGCGTTGGCATAGGGCGCAAAGAGCGCAAGTCATGTATTCGGTAGTCTGAGCGGGGCAAACTAGAACGGGCCTGCCCTCGGGCGTCTGGCTGTGCTTCGGGGTGTCCATTGGCACCACCACCACCACCGGGAGACCTGTCGCGGCGAGTCGGTCGGCCTGCTCTACATCATCGGCGCTTAGGTTGACCGTAAAACCCCAGCGGGTGGCGTGGCCTGCCCAATTGATAGCGTCGGCGCTGTGCTTGTGGGTGTATGTAAACCCGCTCCGGCCGCGGTTGGCTTTGACAATCTGGCCCAGTGCGTATGCGTCCACTTGTTCACCCTCTCCGGGTAAGTCTCCGGCTACATTCATCCGCCAGAGTTGTCCTTTTGGGAGTCGGTTGATAGCCTTTAAAAGCCCGTCTAGGTCGGTTCCGCGCTGGTTTACCTTGTTCCAGTTCATGGCGGTGTAATAGTCCTCCGCATAGCATGACGAACGGTAATGCGCGCATGAAGGCGGGCAAGATTCCCGGCTCGTGTAAGTCTGCGGGATTGGTCCGGTTTTGCGGTTGGTGCTGGATTGGATAAAGTGATATTTCATGCTGTGGGCTCCTGTGTGTCGAATGAATATTGAAGCTCGTCGGCGGCTTTTTGGCGCTGCCATTGTGTGGCGGTCGGGTCTTTGAGAATCCGAAGGGCGAAGCTGACAGCCTCGTCTAGTGGCATCGGTGTGGGGTCGTTGTCGCTGTCGGGGTGCGGCGTAGCAGGGTTCATGGTGAATCGGTTCATGCTTTGCCCCTTTAGTGTGTTTGGCGTGCTTTAACGGTCATTCGTGTGCTGGCTTCGCCCGTGGTGGTGTGCGCTGCAATAAGCTGGCGGCTTGCCTTCAAGCGTTCGGCTATGGTTTTCCAGTCGGTGAGGGTGCGGCCTGCTACCTGGGCGAAGTTGACGCGGTAAAGCTGGCCTTCGATGTTGTCGAGCCCTGCGTCCTCCAGTTCGGCGCGGATCTGGTCGGCCTTGCGTTTCATGTCGGCGAGTGCTGCGTGAAGCTGGCCCAGCTCGTCTACCTTGGCGGCGAGTGCTGCGGCTGCGGTGACTGCTGCAGGCGGTGTCGGCTCTCCGCTGTCATGGTGGCGGAACCCTGCGGGCATCAGGGCGGCTTGTGCAAGTGTGGCGAGATCTTGGGGTTTCATGGTGTTTTCTCCTGTGGTGGTTAAGCGGGGCAAAGATCAAAAAAATGGCGGGTTCCGTCCGGGTCTTGGATGTAGGCGGGGGCGGTGGCATCGTTCAGGCGGTCGGCGGTTTCTTCGCTCATCTGGTCGGGGCCTTCGGTGCTGCCGATATAAGCGGCATCGGGCGGGATGTGGGTGATTCGTTTCATGGTTTAGACTCCGTGTTGAAGTTGTTTTAGGTACTCGCGGTCGGCCAGTTGGTCGCGAGGCTGGCTTTCCAGTTTTTGCAGGGCTTCCAGCCTGTCTGGATATGAGCGAAGAAAGCGGACAGTAAAGCTCCAGTCGGTAGATCGAAGGATGCGCGAAGCGTGGCGGTATTGCTTGCGAGTCATGGTTAGGCTTTCTTGGTGGTGGTGGCGGCGACAAACTGGCCGCGGCGGGTGACTGTGGCGCGGTCGTAGCAGTGGGCCCACTGAAGGGCGTTCTTAAGCGTCAGGCTGTGGTGTACCTTGTCGAACCCGTGGCCTTGGGTTTGGTAACCGAAGGCGCGGGCGGCTATGGTGCGGATCTGGTCGGCGGTGGTCATGTGGTGGGCTCTTGGTGGCGCCCGGTGGTTAGCCGGGCGGGGTTGATTAATAGTTCCAAGCCTTCGCGCCTGCTGCTGCTGCGGCGGCTTTGGCTTCTGCTTTGCTGTTGTAGTAGGACTCCTGGCCGGTGGGCTGGAAACCCTGGGACAAGATCAAAACGAACTTGTGGCCGGTGCTGGCGCGTGCTTTGAAGATGTGGGCGTATGTCATGGTGTTGGCTCCTGTGTGTTAGTTGGTTAGGCGTTCTACCTGATATGTATTCTGCCTGAGTGGTGGGCGCGGTCAATACTTTTTGAACGAGTAAATATTTATAGGGTTTCGGGTTTCGATTGGTTTTCTAAATGAGCCGAAGGCGTGCGGTTCTGCTGCTGTAAGAGTGAGAGAGACACTAAAGGGAGGGCTGCTGCCGGTGTTCGGTGCCCGTCTCGTGGTGGCCGTGTGACCTGGTAGCGGTGCGCTGATCGGGCGGTGCTGAGTGCTGGGTAAGGGTGTCGCGGGGGCGTGTTTATAGCGAAGCGTTGCAGTCCTTCCGCTGTTCTCCCACAATCGCACACATGAAAGAGATCAAACAACCCAGCAAACTAACAAGGGCCCAACTAAGGGAAAGCCTAGACACTGTCCCGATAGATAGCCTATTTCCTGCTGCTGCATCCCGTGAACTGACAGCAAAGCAAAAGAGGTTCGCCCGCGATGTGGCTATGGGTAAGACAAAAGCCGATGCCTACCGGGACAACTACAACGCTAAGAGTAAGCACACCATGACAAGCAAACCCTATCATTTGGCCGCTGATGACAGAGTGAAGGCAGAGATCGAGGCCATCAAGCGTGCAATTAGCGCTCAGGAATATCAAACCCCCTCGGCCTTGCGTGCTCTTGTCATTCAATCCCTCGTCGGTGTCATCACAAACCCAGATGCTCAACCCGGCCAAATCACCGCCGCCGCTAAGGTGCTCGGCACTGTGACCGAAGTGGCTGCATTCACTGAGCGCAAGGAGGTTCGCACCATTACTAGCAGCGAAGATGCACGCGCCGCGATCATGGCGCAGCTCAAGCAACTAACAGCGGCTGACGTGCAAGATGTGACAGCGATTGACCGTGACGCTGACTCGCTGTTGGCCGAGCTGACCGCTGCGAAATCGGCAGGCGATGACACCCACCGTACCCCGACCCCCCAAGCTGGTGAGGAGGAGTCCCTAGCCTATATGCATACTATTCCACACGAACAACCATCTATTCCACACGAACAATCCCCATCCTCACTCGGTAGCCACTTCGACAGCGACATCGACCCAGAAAATCCTGATGGAGAGACCCCACCCCCTTTCACACAGGAGACCCCCCCGTCATCGTTTAAAACACGACCCACCGGGGGGGTAGTTGCTTAAAAAATAGGCAGCTCAAGTGGAAAAATAAACAGGTACTTGTGGTTTAACTTAAAATGAAAGATAGTACAAAAACAACGCGGCAATCAAAGCGTGGAGATTGCCTGAAAAAAGTTATCCACAGGGACATGAAGATTCGGCGTAGTGATCCTACGTGGCAGGAGTGTATGGAGGCTGATATGAGTCCGGCGCAAAAAGAGGTGTTTATAGCGATAGATGAGTGGTGGAAGAGGTATGGGTTTAGTCCGACCTTGAGGGATATTGCGTATGTCCGTGGGAAGATGGGGTTGGGGTCTACGAAGAAGATTGTGGACAGGTTGGTTCAGTTGGGTGTAATCAAGAAGATAGATGGTGTGGGTCGGACGATTCGCCCGGCGTGGGTGAACTACAAGAACTTGAAGGAACTTGAGTAATGCAGAATCTTGAAGCGTTGGTAGCGCAGTTGCCCGTGCATGAGCAGGAGAAGCTCTTGGAGCAGGTGGCTGAGTACAAGGCTGCGGTGGAGCGGGAGAAGTGTCAGGCGTCCTTCATGGCTTTTGTCAAAAAGATGTGGCCGGGGTTTATTCATGGAAGACATCATGCTGTCGTGGCTAAGGCGTTCGAGGACATTGCCTCCGGGAAGCTGAAGAGGCTAGCAATTTCCATGCCACCGAGGCACACGAAGTCTGAGTTTGGTTCTTATATGTTACCGGCTTGGTTTCTTGGGAAGTTTCCAGACAAGAAGGTGATGCAGGCGTCGAACACGGGTGAGTTGGCTGTTGGCTTTGGCCGCAAGGTCCGTAACCTCGTAATGAGCGAGCAGTACCACGAAGTTTTTCCGAGCACGAACATTCGGCAGGACTCGAAGTCTGCTGGCCGCTGGGCTGTGAACGAGGTGGGCGAGTATTTTGCTATTGGTGTGGGCGGTACGATGACTGGCCGGGGTGCGGATTTGGTGATCATTGACGACCCGCATACTGAAGGTGAGGCGACTTTAGCGGCGCATGACCCTTCTATATATGACAAAGCGTATGAGTGGTACACCTCTGGCCCACGTCAGCGACTTCAACCAGGCGGGGCGATCATCATCATTGCGACTCGGTGGAGCGAGAATGATCTTATTGGCCGAGTTTTGAAAGAAGCCGGGGAGAGGGGTAAGTCGGACGAGTGGAGGGTGATTGAGTTCCCGGCCATCTTGCCGAGCGGTAATCCCTTATGGCCTGAGTTTTGGTCGCTTGAGTTGCTGGAGGCCTTGAAGGAAGAGCTGGCTCCAGCCAAGTGGAATGCTCAGTACCAGCAGCAGCCTACTGGCGAAGAGGGTGCGATTGTCAAGAGGGATTGGTGGAGGGTGTGGGAGAAAGAAGACCCGCCACGGTGTGAGTTCATTATTCAGGCATGGGACACGGCGTTTACGAAAAACGAGCGGTCTGACTTTTCGGCCTGTACCACTTGGGGTGTGTTCTATTTAGATGAGGACCCCACTAATGCGAACATCATATTGTTAGATGCCTTTCAAAAGCGGATGGAGTTTCCTGAGCTTAAAGAAAAAGCGCGGACGCACTATCTTGAGTGGGAGCCCGATGAGTGCATTGTTGAGGCCAAGGCCGCAGGTGCCTCGTTGATTCAAGAGTTGAACCAGATGGCTGGGATCTTTGTAATTGGATATACGCCTAGCCGTGGCACTCGCCAGCAGTCGAACGACAAGATTGCCCGGATGAATACGGTCTCGGCTATTTTCCAAGGTGGCAAGGTGTGGGCACCAGATACCCGTTGGGCTAGGGAGTTGATTGATCAGATGGCCTCGTTTCCTAACGCTTCGCATGACGATTTAGCGGACACCGCTGTGATGGCTATTACGAGATTTCGACAAGGCGGGTTCTTGAGACTAGAATCTGATGAGCAGGACGAACCTTTGTCCTTTCGGCGCAAAGCCGCATTCTATTAGGATCAAATATGGCAACGAGCAGCATGGTTTCGTCCCTTACACCAGCCCCAATGGGTTTGGATTTCTCTGACATTGTGCAGGATGACACGCCTGCCGTTGAGATCATGATTGAAAATCCAGACGATGTGGTAATTGGAATTGATGGCGTTGAGATTGACCTCATGCCAGAGGATGACGACATAGAGTTTGATGCAAACTTGGCCGAGCATATGAATGACGGCGAGCTTCAATCTATTGCATCCGAGTTGATTGAGTTGATCGAAGCCGACATGACAAGTCGCAAAGACTGGGCTGAGATGTACGTTAAGGGCCTTGATGTTCTTGGCATGAAGTATGAGGAGCGCACAGAGCCTTGGGATGGTGCTTGCGGTGTTTTCTCAACCGTCTTGACTGAGGCAGCTATCAGATTTCAGTCTGAGATGATTATTGAAACTTTTCCTGCTAAAGGCCCTGTTAAAACAGAAATTATTGGGGCCATCGACAAGCTCAAGGAAGAGGCTGCCGAACGAGTTCGTGATGACATGAACTACAAGCTCACAGAGGAGATGCCAGAGTATCGGCCTGAACATGAGCGTTTGTTGTTCAACTTGGGTCTTGCTGGCTCGGCTTTTAAGAAAGTCTACTTTGACCCAAGCCTTGGCCGTCAAGCTGCCGTATTTATTCCGGCCGAAGACATCATCATTCCGTATGGCGCATCAAACGCACGGACTGCTGAGCGCGTTACGCACAACATGCGCAAGACCAAAAACGATATTCGTAAGTTGCAGGTTGCTGGCTTCTATCGCGATGTTGATCTTGGCGAACCTGTTACTTTCCATAGTGACATTGAAAAGAAAAAAGCCGAAGACCAAGGATACACACTGAGCGACGACGAGCGCTATCAGTTGTATGAGGTCTGTGTTGACTACGACCTGCCTGGGTTTGAGGATGATGATGGCATTGCTCTTCCTTATGTCGTAACTATTGATCGGTCTACGCAAAACATTTTGTCCATTCGCCGCAACTGGCGAGAAGAAGATAAGTTGCGTATTCGCCGCCAGCATTTTGTGGACTATTGCTACGTCCCAGGTTTTGGTGTGTATGGCCTTGGATTGATTCATATCATTGGTGGATATGCCCGTGCTGGCACATCACTCATCCGCCAACTGATTGATGCTGGAACATTGAGCAATTTGCCCGGTGGCCTGAAATCTCGCGGCCTTCGCATTAAAGGGGATGACACTCCGATTCAGCCCGGTGAGTTCCGCGATGTAGATGTGCCGTCAGGCTCGGTTCGCGACAACATCATGCCCTTGCCGTACAAGGAGCCTTCACAGGTTTTGATGGGCTTGCTGAACCAAATCACGGAAGAGGCTCGCCGACTTGGATCGGTTGCTGACATGAAGATCAGTGACATGAGTGCCAATGCACCGGTTGGCACAACGCTGGCTATTCTTGAGCGTCAACTGAAAACAATGTCTGCCGTTCAAGCCCGCGTTCATTACTCGATGAAGCAGGAGTTTAAACTTCTCAAAGAAATCATTCGAGACAACACTCCTGGTGAGTACGAGTATGTTCCCGTCGAAGGAAACATGAGGGCAAAGCGTGCCGACTACGACATGGTGGAAGTTATTCCAGTGTCAGATCCCAATAGCGCAACAATGGCTCAGCGGATCATGCAGTATCAAGCTGCTATTCAACTGGCCCAAGGCGCTCCTCAAATTTATAATTTGCCTCAGTTGCACCGGCAAATGCTTGAGGTTCTTGGCATCAAAAATGCTGAGAAACTTGTGCCGATTGAAGATGACATGAAGCCAAGAGATCCAATTTCTGAAAACATGGCATTTTTGACAAGCAAACCTACTAAGGCGTTTATCTATCAAGACCATACGGCGCACATTGCAGTTCACTCTTCGATGATGCAAGACCCAACAATCATGGCGCAAATGGGTCAAAACCCGATGGCACAGCAAATGCAAGCAGCGGTAATGGCTCACATTGCTGAACACGTTGCATTTCAGTACCGCACTCAAATTGAACAGCGTCTTGGCGCTACATTGCCATCGCCAAACGCAGAAATCCCTGAGCAGGTTGAGGTTCAGTTGTCTAAACTTGTGGCTCAAGCCGCAGAGCAATTAACAAAGATTCATCAGGGTGAAGCTGCTCAACAGCAAGCGCAGCAACAGGCTCAAGACCCGATTGTGCAAATGCAACAAGCTGAGCTTCAAATTAAACAACAAGAGGCTCAGACCAAGGCGCAAAAAGTGCAAGGTGACTTGGCTATCCGCCAGCAAGAGATGCAAATGAAGGCGCAAGAAATGGCAATCCGCCAGGGCGATAGTCCTGAAATTGCCGCTGCTAAGATGCAGCAAGAAATGACCATGGACAGACAAATGCACGAGCAGGAAATGGCTCAGCGTCAGCAGGAGTTTGAACAAAAAATGGCCCAGAAGCAGCAGGAAGCATCGCTCAAGATGCAGACCAAGCTGATGGAAATTGCAAACAAGCCGGTTGCTAAATCGCCGGGGAACTAAGAGGACAAATGGACAACCAAATTTTGGAGCTTTTCAACAAAAAGATTGAGGAGCAAGTCAAGAGTCATTCAGAGGCTTTGATAGAGGGCAAGTCAAAAGACTATGCCGACTATCGAGAGTTGTGCGGGGCCATCCGAGGTCTCCGAACCGCACAGCGTGAAATAGGGGACCTCGTGCGCAAACTGAAAGATGACAATGACGACTAACTTTGATGTTCAGGCAGTAGACCTGTCTGGCCTACTTAACAAGCCAGTTGAGGATAAAGCCAAGCAGATTCCAGATCCGGCCACCTATCACCTTCTGTGTATGCTTCCAGAAGCCAAAGAAGAGTACGAAGGTGGAATTCTGAAGTCCAGCCAAGCAATGCAATACGAGGAGCTTTTATCCCCCGTGTTGTTCGTTGCAAAGATGGGACCAGATGCCTTTAAGGATGAGAAACGATTCCCAAGTGGCCCAAGCTGCAAGGTTGGTGACTTTGTGATCGTTCGCCCCAATACCGGCACACGCATGAAGATTCATGGCACCGAGTGGCGTCTCATCAATGACGATAGCGTTGAGGCGGTTATCCAAGACCCTCGCGGCGTGCAACGCGTATAAGGAGACATCATGGCCGATATGGATAAAACAGAATTTACATTCCCCGACGAGGTAGAGGAAAAACAATCTCGGGCTGGCTCCAAGGTTGTTGAGACTGAACCGGAAGTTGAAATTGTCGATGACACTCCGGAGCAAGACCGTGGCCGCAAGCCCATGGAGGAGCCGCCAAAGGAAGTGACTGACGATGAGCTTGCAAAGTATGACGAGAGCGTCCGCAAGCGCATTCAGCACTTTACAAAAGGCTACCATGAAGAGCGCCGCGCCAAAGAATCTGCTCTTCGCGAGAGAGAAGAAGCCATTCGACTTGCTCAAAAAATTGTTGAGGAAAATCAAAAACTCAAAGGTTCGCTGAGCGTTAACCAAAATGCACTTCTTGAGCAGGCCAAACGAACGGTTGCGGGCGAGATTGAGGAGGCTCGCCGCCAATTTAAAACGGCATACGAGTCCGGCGACTCCGATGCTCTGACGGCGGCTCAGGAAGCCATGACAGCAGCCAAACTTAAAGCTGACAAAATCAATAGCTTTAGGCCTGCTGCTTTACAGCAAGAAAAAAATGAGGTACAACCTCCTCAACAAGTTCAACAAGAACAGCGAGTTGACCCAAAACTGGCATCGTGGAAAGACGAAAACCAGTGGTTTGGGGCCAATAAGCGAATGACGGCTTACGCTCTTGGCCTTCATGAAGACTTGGTGAATGAGGGTATTCCGGCTGGAACTGATGAATACTATAAACGTATCAACAGTGACATTCGGTCACGTTTTCCGGATCAGTTTGAGTCCGAAAAACAGATGGATGCGCAAACTCCATCAAAAGCATCAAATGTTGTTGCACCAGCAACGCGCAGCACAGCGCCAAAAAAGATCGTGCTGACGAAGACGCAGGTGGAACTCGCTAAGCGGTTGGGACTGACGAATGAGCAGTACGCCCGTGCAGTTGCGGCAGAAATGAGGAAATGAAAATGGCTAAAACAGAACTTGAAAACCGCGAGCCTCGTGCTTTGCAGATGCGTGACTCAGCCGAGCGTCCAAAAAAATGGATGCCACCCCAGCTTTTGCCTGATCCAACACCGGAAGAGGGCTACGCTTATCGCTGGATTCGGATTGCCACGCTGAACAAGGAAGATGCCATGAACATTTCCGGAAAATTGCGAGAGGGATGGGAACCCGTTAAGGCGTCAGATCACCCCGAAGTGCGATT